TTTATCATCTGGTTGTAATAATTTTAAAATTATATCTCTATATTCATCAAAATATAAATGACTTTGAAAATAACCGTTAATACAATAATTATTTCTAATATTTGATTTTATTACTTTTATTAAGTTATTATCATATAATGCATACATTCCTGAAGTTTCGTTTAATAATTTAAAAGTATTTAAATTTAATGAATTAGTTATTAAATTTCTATATATTGTTTTTTTATGATCTAAATTTAATTTTTCTAATTTTATTAAAAGTATATTTAAATAAGTATTATTAAAATGTAAACCATATTTTTTTGCTATACCAAATGATGTAAAAATTTGGAATAATACATTTCCTAAACCAGTATTACTTTTATTAAAAAATGGCGAATCAATCGCTGATATTTTACTTAATATCATTTGTAATTAAATTAGAAAATTTATCTTCAAGTAAAGATTGAGAATTTATATTTAAATCTTTATAAAAATTGTAAATGGCTAGGAATAAAATCTTATTTAGAAAAGATATAATCTAACACTAAATATTTTATTTTAAATAATAATATTATTATTTAAAATAAATAGTTCATCGCGTAAGTTTATATAATATTATATATTATATTAATTACAGTAATTGTGACATATGAATATCATATTCATTAAAATTATTTTTTTCATAAAATTTTTGTAAATATTTTTTACACGTTAGTGTAATCTTAAATGCATTTAAAGTTTTTTTTGAATAATCTATAGCATATTTTACTAATTGTTTACCAATATTATTACCCCTAAAACTATTATCAACTATAACATCTTCAATTCGTGTATAAATACTACAATTATGAATAAATTTTTGTTCTATAACTAATGTTACAGCACCTACTATAGTATTATCTAATATGGCTACAAAAATTTTGTTATTTTTAAAAATTGTATTAAATATATCAATATATTTTTCTTTGGAAATATAACAACCAATAGGACGTAATTGGTTTATTAATTTAATATATTCTTCATAATCATCTAGAGATAATTCTCTAAAATTAATATTCATCTTATTTATATTATATTAATATATATCATTTTAAATATAATTTACTATAATTATAAATATAATGATTACAGTTAAATTGAGAGATAAACTTGTAGCACATGATAAAGAATATTTTAAAAATACTAGTAATATTAAATTTGATAGAGGGCCTGTTAATAATGGAGATATTGTTATATATACTAGTCGTAACTTTAATGAATATTATCCACATGCAAAATTAAATATTGCATTATTAATGGAATCTATAGAGTTAGAAGCAAAGAATTATAATTATGTTATAAATAATTATAAAAAATATGATATTATTTTTACATGGTCAAAAAAAATTTTGGATTTAAATTATAATAATATTAAATTAAATTTATGTGGAACAACTTGGCTGCACGAAACATATAGACAAATATATAATAAAACTAAATTATGTTCAATTATAGCTTCAAATAAAAATTATTTAACAGGACATAAATTACGGCATAACATAATAGATTATATTATAAATCATAAAATTAATATTAGTTTATTTGGAAATCGTTTCAAAAATTTACCATATTCAAAAGATCCAAATCCTAAATCATTAAGTAATGGTAAAATTTTAGCATTAAAAGATTATATGTTTTCAATATCAATTGAAAATTGCAAAGAAGACTATGAGTTTACAGAAAAAATAATTGATTGTTTTTTATCGGGAACAGTGCCTATATATTGGGGTTGTCCAAGTATATATAAATTTTTTAATATAAAAGGAATATTGACTTTTAATACTTTAGAAGAATGTATTAATATAATACATAATATATCAGAACAAACTTATATAAATATGTTACCATATATTAAAGAAAATTTTGAAATAGCCAAAAAATATGCTCATTTTAATTTTGATGAAAATGAAATAATTAAGTTAATTAATAATGAATAATTAAATTAAATTATTTATATAAAATAATGTTGGATACATATCAAGAAATAAAAGAATGGTTTGCTTCAAAAGGTGACGAAACCTTTATATTTAATCATAATTTAAATAAAAATAGTATAGTAGTTGATTTAGGTGCATATACTGGAGTATGGGCTTCACATTTAAATGAAAAAAATCAATGTAAGATTTATTTATTAGAACCTGTAGAAGAGTTTTATAAAATTTTAGAAAACAAATTTAAAAATAATGATAATATTCATTATCGCCAGGTTGGAATTGGAACAGAAGATAAAAATTTATTTTTATCAAATAATCAAATAAAAGCAGATGCTACTAGAATAAGATATTCTAGTAAAGATGAAAATAATAATGTTTCTAATAATAAAATACAAATAGTTACTCTAGATAATATGATGAATTATTGGGATATTAAATATATTGATTTATTACAAATAAATATAGAAGGAGGTGAATATAATATTTTAGAAAATTGGTTAGAAACAGGTATAATCAATAAAATAAAAATATTACAAATTCAATTTCATAATTTTTCAGATATAGAAAATTATATTTATAGAAGAAAAAATATACAAAAAGAATTACAAAAAAATGGTTATAAATTGAAATACTGTTTTCAATGGGTTTGGGAATCCTGGGAAAAAATATAATCGTATTTTTTATAGAAAATTTGAGTAAAATATAATTTAAAAATATATATTTTAAATATATTTATATGTTTAAAATAAAATCTGAATGGGGAAATCATAAAATTTATAATTTTGATATTAATAAACATCCATTTATTGAATATTTTATCAACTTATTTGATGAAAAAAATTTAGAAAAATTACATTTAAAATCGAATGATTATTTACAAGTAAAAGACGTTTTAAATTTGGGTTATTTAAATGATAAGGATACTGATTTACATAATATTTTTTATAATGATATAAAATCAAATACATTATTTAAAAAATTATATTGTAATTTTATAAAAGATATATTTAGTTATTTTTATCCAGATGAAAAGTTTTATATATATCAAAGTTTTCCAAGTATAAGAATACAATATATGGATAGTGTAGTAATTCCACCTCATTATGATTCAGACCACTTAAGTAATCATCCTGTTGGAGAGAAAAACTTTTTAATTCCAATAACAAAAATGAAAAATACAAATAGTATTTACATAGAATCAGAACCAAATAAAAAAGATTTTAAATCAATTGAACTAGAATATGGAGAGATTTTTTTCTTTAATGGTAATAAATGTACTCATTATAATGAGCAAAATAAAGAAAACCAGTTAAGAATATCTTTAGATTTTAGAATAATTTTATTAAAAGATTATATAAATTATATATCTAATTTTAAATTAAAAAGTACAAATCCTAGAGATTTGGAAAAAAATAGAGAACCAACCTTAATGTTAATAGGAGGATACTATCAATTATGTGAAAAAGATACTTCTATCATTGATATGATGGATTGGCATAAAATTAAGCAAATTATGCAACATAGACCAACTTTTGAGAAAGAGGAAGCACTGGCAGTATATTCATATATGATGGAAGATAATTTTATAACAGAACATAAAAAAACATTAGAATTAGAAAAAATTATTTGTAATTATATTGGTTGTAAACATTGTATAATGACAACCAGTGGTACATTTGCTATAATATTAGCATTAATGTCTTTAAATTTAAATCAGGAAGATGAAATTATTGTTCCAAATTATACTATGATAGCAACTATTAATGCCGTAAAATTTTTAAAACTTAAACCGGTTATAATCGATTTAGACAAAGATAGTTTTACACTTAATTGCGAAGAAATTAAAAAAAATATAACCGCAAAAACTAAAGCTATTATTCATGTTTCATTAAATAATAGATATACTGATATTGATGCAATTGTTAAATTATGTAATGATAAAAATATTATATTACTTGAAGATAGTGCTCAGTCATTAGGATGTAAAATAAATGGAAAATCATTAGGAACATTTGGAAAAATTGGATGTTTCTCTCTAAGCACACCAAAAATAATAAGTACTGGACAAGGAGGATTTTGTGTTACAAATGATGATGAAATTGCTAAAAAAATTAATATGATTAAAAATTTTGGCAGAAGAGAAAGTGGAAAGGATGATTTTGAAATATTTGGTATAAATGCTAAATTTACAGATTTACAAGCTGTTATAGGAATAGAACAAATGAAAAAATTAGATCTAAGGGTAAATAGAATGAGAGAAATATATGATTTATATTATAATAATTTAAAAGATATAGTCAAAATGATACCACCTTTAAATGAAGAGTGGGTGCCATGGTTTGTAGATATTTATATACCAGATAGAGAAAATTTAATAAATTTTTTAAAAATACATAAGATACAAACAAGAGAGGTATATAGAGAAATAAATAAAACTAATATTTATTATTCTGATACAATTTTACCAAATAGTAATTATTGTTGCCGTAATGGTTTATTTTTACCATCATATATAACATTGGATAATAATGAAATATTATATATTTGTAAATTAATTATTTTATGGTATAAAAAATAAAAAAATTAATATTAATATATAACGTAATTATTTGGTATTTTTTTATTTAAAAGATTTAAGTTTAATTCTCTTTTTGTAGCCTCTTCACATCCTCCAACTTTTCCATCTTGATAAACCAATGGTGTTTTTAAACAATAAACATTATAATGACTTTGTAGCCCTGCAAAATAATTATCATATGGTATATTTTTTTGTATTGAAATATTCATGCATTTTTTACAATATTCTAATCCTCTTTTACTAATTATTATAAAACCATGTGTCGATAACATATTATTAATTTTATAAATATCTGTTCTATCATTTATACTTTCAGTATATACATTAAAATTAGAACCCCATTTTATTGAATGATTATAACCATATGTGCTTATTCCAATATACAAAATATCAGTATTATTTGGTATTTCAATATTATCTGGAAATTCTCTATATTTACTTATATCGTCTTCTAACAATCCAAAAGGAACAAAATTATTCTGATTTTGATCTTTTACAGCTATATCTATCATTTTTAAAAATCCAGAAGCACCAGATTGAAACTTACTTAAATTATTACTCACTACTGAATATATTTTCGCCAAATCTAAATCTTTAAACGTTTTTTCTATATTTTCTATTCTATTTTTATTTTTAGGAATAGTTAAATAATAATATTTTAATTCAAATAAATTTATCAACATTACTATATTAATTATTAATTAGAAATAAATCTTTAAATTTTGGAGTATTAATTAAATTATTTAATGTAAAAAAAGTAAATGATAAAATATGTATTTCTTTATTTGGATAAAAATTAGATCTTAATTTGCCACCTTCATAATACATATTATTTAAACCTTCAAGAGTTGCGTGCGTGTTACCTTTATTAGACCATACACATAAACCATTTATAGTTTCAGGTTTATAATTTAACCCCGCTATATATATATTATTTTCATTTAATTTTCCATCTAATTTATGATATATATAATAATTAAATAAATCTTGTCCATCATATCGTAATTTGAGATTTTTAATTCGCAATTCATTGAAAGTTTTAATTAATTCATCATACAAATTTATATTTATTTTCCAAATATTACCTTGTATATATCGGTTACGTAGAACTGATAATGGATTATTATGAAACAAAGGATTATTATAATTTGAAGCTCCTCCATTTTCAACAAAATAAGAATCAACATCATTAATATATTCGATATTATGCGTAACTATTGTATCTAAATCGATCCATACAAAATTTATTTTATATTCATTATATAAATATCTATAAATAGCTAATTTATTAAATGATAAATTATACCATTTTTCTGAAAAAAAATTATTATTTTCAAAATAATTAAAAAATTTAACATTATTATTTTTGATATTTATATCAAAATTTTTAAAAACAAAAAGTTCATAATTGTTGTATTTTTCCAATGAATGTATCAATAATTTTAATGTATTTATTAGTTCATTTTTTGTTTGTTTACCAAAAAATACACAAAATGTAAATAAATATATTTTTGACATATTTTATATTATTTATATATTTTTATATTATTTATTTATTCTTTTTATTAGCAAAATTATTTTTAAAATGATTATATATTTTCATACAATTTTCTCTCATAATTTTTTCTTTCTCTGGTGAAATATTATTCAATACTTCTTGTAATTTATTAACTTCACTTTCTTTAATAATAACAATAGCATCTTTCCATAATTCATGTTCGGGTAATTCTAAAGTATCAGATAATAATACTGGTATTGAACCAACTGCTAATGCTTCCCAAAATCTTATACTATTTGGTCCCGATCCTGAAGGTGCTAAAGTATATCTACTATTAATTAGTAAATTTTCTCGTATATTGAAATACAAGACATTATAATATATTATATTTAATATTATATTTAATATTATATTTAATATTATATTTAATATTATATTTAATATTATATTTAATATTAAATTTAATCATACAATAAATAATCTATTGTTGTTTTCCAAGAATTCTTACTATGAACATTTTTTTCATACCATTCTACACATGCTTTTGACATTTCACTCCATTTTTCTTCGCTTATATTTTCTATTTTATTTTCATATTCTTCTGGGTTATTTGCTCTAATATAATGGATATTTTCCTGAGGAGGATTTATATATGAATTTATTTCTACATGTGGTGTAATAATTGGAACCGTTCCAAAAGCCATTAATTCAACCTCTCTATGACATTTACTTCCAAAACCTCTTAAGCATAAACCATACTTGGCACTCCGTAATTTTAATAAATATTGTTCTTTATTAAATTTATGCTGTTTTCCTGCTGTGCAATGATATTCTGTTAATACTTCTTTCCATTCTTCATTATTTTGTCTATATTGGGCTTGAACATTATTTTCAAAATTACCTATAAAAATTGATTCTATTGTTCTTTCATTAAAAGTTAAATATGTATGAGAAGAGAGAAGAGTTTCTAATAATCTTGGGTTTCTAGGCCAAAATATCCATGGACTTACATTTAATCCATTATCTTTTAAAAATTTACCTTCTAACTCCATAGAACCATTACCCATTAACATTTTAAATGATGTTCCTAATTCTTCATTAAACCATTCATGATTTGGTCTATCATAAAATAAAATATTTGGATATAACCAGCAATGATTTGTATTATCTACTACTTGAATATCAACATCGTTATTATTTTCTTTATATAAATAAGCTAATTCTCTAAAACTATCATTTGCATGATTCCATATATTTTCTCTTGGTTGCGAAGGAATTTTAATAACCCATTTTTTGTTTATTATTCTCCAAATTAACATTATATCTTTGTATCTTCTTAATTCTCCTAATTTATTAATAATAAAATTATTTATTTCTTGAAATTGTGCTGAATGAAAGTGTGTATGAAAACATACTAGTGGTTTATCATTATAATTAATATTCTTGTTATTTGTATTTATACTTTCAATTACTTCTTTGCGTTCTTCATCGTTTTCTAAATGAATTATTCTCCATGGAGTAAAATTAATCTCTCTTCCTAATTCTTGATAATCATATTTATTAGCTAAATCTTCTAATGATGCTTGGTCATAAAATCTT